AATTCTTACTAACTATTTTTCTTTGTATATCTAAATGTCATGGCAATCATCCGACGATCTTTCCGAAGACGCCGTCCATCTGCTAGAAAGCCAACTCGACGATACACTCGACGACCTCGCGTCGCTGCTAAGCGAACTGGAGCTCCCCGCACAATGCGCAACTCTAATACGAGTCAACTCATCGCTCCGCGCTACATTACAACTCTTAAGTACTGTGAACGCGACTCCGTCGTCACCTCAGTCTCCGGCGCCTCTGGTGCGGACCTCTACAATCTAAACTCTATTTTCGATCCTGATCGTACTGGAACTGGACATCAGCCACTTGGCCACGACCAACTTCAACTCCTATACAATCGTTACCGAGTATTCGGTGTCTCATGGCGTGTAACCTTCTACCAACCTGGAGCAGGCGTAGCCGGTCTCTTTGCTGTGTTCCCTCAGAACAATGCACTCACCCAGAATGGTGTCTCTACCTCTGTCCTCAAGGAACTACCTCACGCCTTCACTAAACTCTCTAGAGCCGACCAGCCTGTAGTATTCACAGGACGTGTCTCACTACCTAAACTCACTGGACAAACCCCTGCTCAGTTCAAAGCAGGACTTGAGTACCAAGCTACCTTTGGAGCTTCCCCATCTGAACTACAGACTCTACTTGTAGCAGTCAACCCAGTCACAACTGGCGCGCAGACTTTCAACTACGAAATCGAGCTCAAATACCACGTGGAATGCTTCGACCCAATTCCACTGGCCCAATCTTAATTGTAAGCAGGCCCAAAAGACCATAAGGGAATAAGGACGCGAATTAAGAACATTTCTTCAACACTGAAGAAACACTATTACCGCACTATCCTTGCACGAACCCAACCCAAACGGGGGGGGGTGTAGATTTTTTCGTGGCAAGGTGCGGGGCCCCGCGGAGCGGGCTTTCGTGTTCCGCAGACACGAAAAAATGCTACACAGCTATGCGACGTGCGTACATTATACACTTATAATAATCCTATTGTCTCATCAATAAAATTACTTACTGTTGGGGCTATAGTATTACCCCCAACTTCTGGCTTCTGACTACCGAAATGGACCACTGAGTCTATCCGGCGGAGAATCTGATACGCAGTATCGCCCTTAGCTTGCGCTTCTCTATACATATACTTAGGATGGAACAGACTTGTAATAATGATCATCTTTGCTCTCAACTGTCTAAACCCGCCCTTTACTTCAACTTGAAATTCATACCTGTCAGTACAAGCCAGAAAGTAAGTCAACGCCCACCAACTATCTCTAAAGTCATCTATAATGACAACTTCATGTCCATCGTAACCATCCCACCATTTTCCTCCGGTATTCTTAACATAGGTATCTAACCCATGCGAGATAAAACGAGCCTCGCGTGACTTACCGCTCCCGCTGTCACCCCAAAACCATAAAACTTCTGGTTTCCAATCTCTAACTTCTTCATTATAACTAAGGAACTTCTCTGCTACTCTAATTTGCTGCATATTCATGCTACGGCTGACAGCGCGCATACCGCTTTCAACAGCCATTACACGAGCACCGTCTAGATCACCACGAGATCCTTGTTTTCTTTGTACTCCTGCTTCTTTCCAATTACCTTCTTTTTGACAATATATAATGGCTTCTTTTTGAGTCCCCTTACGAGCTTCAATATGTAGGCTATCATCACTAAATAATTTCTTAATACCAGCCATGGTTTTCTTTTTATCAAGCTCACAGTACCCTTGCAAATGCTCTCTTTTTGTCTCTGGACAAGTCTCTTTACCCACAATAATGTATTGAACATCAAGACCCAGGACCCTTTCAAAATCCTCTGTCTTAAAACTCGTGAACACGAAATTATGGTACTGAAAGCTCATTTTACTTCTGGCTATATTA